CAGTTCTCAGCATGCTGACGCAAGCGGCGGCTGTGCTTCAGGACCCGGAGTTTGTGCGCTGGCCCAAGGCCGAGCTCATGCACTGGATGTCCGAGGCGCAGATCGCCATAGCGCGTTCCCCCGGTGCTTACACGAGAACAGCGGTGATCCCGCTCGTGAAGGGAACCCGGCAGACGCTTCCAGATGATGGCTGGACGCTGATTTCAGTGATACGCAATGTCGATGAGGAGGGCAGGCCGAACAGGGCTGTTCGAGTCACGACACGCGCATTGATGGACAGCTTCAATCCGCTGTGGCACGCAGCTGATGAACGTCCGTTCGTTGAGATGTACATCTACGACGAGCGTACTCCGCGTGAGTTTTTTGTGTCCCCGCCGAGTGACGGAACAGGCTTTCTCGAGATTGTGTACGGGGCGGTTCCCGCGCAGCTTCTTTCTGAAGATCAGAATCTTGTGTTGCCTGTTCTGTACGACTCGGCAATTCTCGATTACGTACTGTATCGGGCCAATTCCAAGGAATCCGACTACGCGGCTGGCGTGCAGAACGCCCAGCAGTACTTTTCCTCGTTTAATACGGGGCTAGGTACGACGCTGCAGGCTCGCGAGGCGGCGACTCCGAACGCTGCTCTGGAACCCGATACGCCTCAGAACGCTAATGGAGGCACGGAATGAACACGATCCCCATAGAGGCGTTCCATCCGCACATTCTTCCTCTCGTTCAGGCGTGCCCGATTGAGCTGCTCAATTTGCAGCTGGTCAGCACGATCACGGATATCTGCAATCGCACTGGGTGCCTCACGGTTGAGGTCACCTTCAAGACGATGGAGAAGCTTCCTGAGTACGACGTTCCGATGCCCTCCGGCCTCAATTTCCTGATGGCAAGGCAGGTGTTCATCAAGCCTGTCGATCCGGAGACTGAAGAGGAGGAACAGGAGGCGGAAGAGGAAGCTCTTGCAGTTGTTCCGCAGCAGTATGCTGGCGTGCAGCTGCACTCCGTTCGCACGGATGAGCTGACGCATTATTCGCTTGGGCTGGATCCTGCGCAGTACGTGGGCACTCCGAGGGCCTATGGCTTTCGGCGCAAGGGCCACATGGTGCTCTACCCATGCCCGGACAAGATCTACGAGGTCAAAGTGCTGGCCGAGGCTTCGCTTGACCGCGGATCCATGCTTATCCCAGAGCAGTTTTTCAATGATTACTTGGACGTTGTTGTCAATGGCACGCTGGCGCGTCTGCACAGGGTTGCCAGCCAGCCGTTCTCGAGTCTGCGTCTGGCAACTGAACGCCGCGTCGATTACGAGGATGGGCTGCGGCTGATCAAATCCGAGACGGCTCGTGACTTCACGGATAGTACTGGGCGCGTGTTTTTCAATAGGATCATGTGATGGGTGTACTTGTTACAAACAATGCTTGGGGCAAGCTTTCGGTGTCCATTAGCGACACTGACAGGCAGATCATTTTGTCCGGCGGACAGGGCGACAAGTTCCCGCTTGCCGTTGATGGCAGTTCATGGTTCTACGCTACGCTGATTGACGAGAGCAACAATCTCGAGATCGTGAAGTGCACGGAGCGTGTTGGCGACACACTCATGGTTGATCGCGGGCAGGACGGCACCACGGCCCGGGCGTATCTCAATGGATCTAGGCTTGAGCTTCGTCCCTGCGCGGCGCTTCTGAACGAGAAGCTGTCGACGGATGAATATGAGCGGCAGCACGATGCGCTGGATACGCGGTTGACGCGAGCAGAGCGCACGCTTGCAGGCCTTACAATCGACGGCACGCCAGTGTCCACAGCTGGCGGAGACATGACGGGTCCGCTCAAGTTTGTCATTGAGGAAGCCAGCTCAACTCGCGGTGAAATCGGTCTGGACAACGCGAAGAATGCCTACAACATTATGTGGATGTATGGTGTCAAGACTGGCGCTGGCATGACGGTGTACCGCAGCACGGATGCGAACTATGCGAACGCCTTCATTTTGCAGGCCAAGGATCCGAATGGTTCAGCGAAGCGACTGATCGGCAAGACGGATGGCTCGCTGTCTTGGGATGGCAGTATCACTGCAAGCGGCTCGGTTACTGCGACGAACGGCTTCTCAACGTCGCAGAATATTTACGCTGCTGGCTCCATTACCGCTGGTGGTGCATTCAGCTTCGCAAACAACACATGGAACGCAGTCGGCGACGATGCATACATCGGTGATCACAATGTCGACGGTACCGTCTGCATCAAGTCGGCCAACAGCAGTGCTCCCGGCATTGCTTTGTACAGTAACGGCGATGCCCAGCTTGGCATGCTTTACGCATCTGGCGGCGCCATTAACTGCTCTGTTGCGTTCAGGGCTACGACGTTCCAAGCGACGTCCGACCAGCGGCTGAAGACCGACATGACGCACGTGTCAGGCAGTCCTCTGCTTGGCATTCGTGCCTACAGATACACGTTCAAGCCGGACGGCAAGCGGCATATCGGTCTCATCGCCCAAGAGCTTGAGAAGTACTACCCCGAGGCTGTCGGAGAGGACGACCAAGGGTACAAATCGATTGACTACAACGCAGTGTGCGCCATCATGCTGAACACGATCCATGATCTTGTCCACCGCATTGAAAAGCTGGAACGCGCTGCACGCAACTAGGAGACAGGAATGACTCAGGAAATGATGGACGGACGCTTCATGAACGACAAGGAGGCCGTTACGGCTCTTTGTGATGCGCTCAAGGATGTTGAGGTTGTGACCTATGCTCCTTCGCGTGTCGGCGGTTCCCGTCGCAAGCTTGCCATTACTGGCGAGTCCCTCATCAAGGCTGTTCCGTGGGCTGTCGAGCGCGACAGCATGGGTTACTACAACGTCGATCTCGCGGCCATCGTGCCTGCGCTTGTTGTCTGCGTGAAGGAGCTCAAGGCTGACCTCGACGCGCTCAAGGCACGGCGCCGCCGCACGGATAAACCCGAAGTGTAAGGAATGATTATGTCCCCAGCGATTGACCAGACGGAGCTTGCCATTGTCAAGACCAAGCTTTCGGCGATAGAGCGCACGCTGGAAGACATCAAGACCGCCGTCACGGATCTGAACAAGCTGACGACGACTGTTGCGGTTCTTGGCGAACAGCAGCGTTCTCAGGAGCGTGAGCTTGACGAGCACAGCAAGCAGATCGAGAAGCTTGACAGGGTGGCTTCCATGAACGCCTCGTATCTGAACAAGATTCGGGGCGGGCTGAGCCTCACGGTGACCATTGTGACGGTTGTTCAGGCGGCAGTGCTGGCTGGTGCTGGCTGGCTTCTGTCGACTGTTATTGAGCTCAAGCAGGATACGCATACGCTTAACCGCACTGTGGTGCAGATCACGGAGGATCAGCAGAACATTGCCCGGCGCATCCTGAAGGAGAAATAGCCATGAGTGTGAAGCGCTGGATCGCTGGCATTTCCTTGTCCGGGCTGCTGGCCATTGCCGGGTTCGAAGGGTACAACCAATTTGCATACACACCGATTCCGGGCGATAAGCTGACAATTGGCTTTGGACACACGGCCAATGTCAAGCCCGGTGATGTCGTCGACATAAAGACGGCGCTTGCGTTGCTTGGAAACGACGTCAAAGAGGCAGAAGGTGCTGTGAAGCGGTGTGTAAAAGTTGACGTCAGCCAGAACCAGTTTGACGCGCTTGTGAGCCTGACGTTTAACATTGGCGGTGCCGCCTTCTGCAACTCCACGCTTCTCAAATGCCTGAACGCAGGAAACATGGCTTGCGTAGAAAAGCAGTGGCCGCGCTGGTGCTATAGCGGCGGCAGAAAGGTTAAGGGACTGGAGAACCGCCGCTTGCGTGAGCTTGACATTTTTAGAGGTGAAAATGCTCATGTCGTGGATTCAGAGACTGTGTGTTTCGGCGCTGGTCATTGCATTAGTCTTGCTGAACTGGCTATGGAACGAACGGCAGGATTTGTTGAGTCAACTTGCCCAGACAAAGGCTGTCTACAACAGCCGGGTGACCGCCCTTGAGGCGCTGAACAAGGATGTGGAGGCTGAGTATGAACGCAAAATCGCTGCTGTGCAGAATCGTGTTGATGAGCTTTCCTCTGCTTCTGACAGCCTGCGCGGCCAGCTGCGTGCCGCTCAGCAGCGCATCGGTGCCCTCTCTGCCGAGCAGTGTCAAAGAGCAAGTGGGAAACTCATCGAGCATCTCGGCAGAGGTACAGAGCTGGCTTCAAGATGTGCAGCGCAGCTTGAACGAACTGACGCAGCCCTAGGGGCGTGCGTTCGAAGCTACGAGAATGTGAAGAATGTCTACGATCCACATCGATAAATTCAATGGGCTGGCACCTCGTGTCAGCCCAACGCTGCTTGATGAGCACTTCGCAACCGATGCCCGCAACGTCAAGCTGCATTCCGGTGAGATTCGTCCTTGGCGCAAGCCGCTTCCCGTCAGCAGAACGGTTCAGCACGGTGTGTCGACCATCTACAAGATGGAGGGCGTTGGCGGCAGGTCGCTGTGGTGTGAGTGGCTGGAAGATACGGACGTATGCGCTGGCCCCATGCCGGATGCGACGGATTCGCGAATCTACTACTCGGAAGGCGGTGTCTGCAAGAAGACGACGTACGCGCTCGCAATAGACGGCGAAGGGGCATACCCGCGCAACTGGCTGTACATGGGCGTGCCGATCCCGGCTACGCCGCCAGTGCTTCGCGTCGAGCTGGATCCTGACGAGAGCTCCGAGAACACGGAAACTAGGGTGTATCTGTACACCTACGTGTCTGAGTTCGACGGTGTAACGGAAGAGTCGGCGCCGAGCGACCCGACACGTGTTGTTTGCAGTGTCACAGGTGCCACGATTTACATTCGCGGCTTCGCAAATCCGCCGACGGATCATGTCAATATTACTGCGATCCGCATTTACCGGACAATGACGAGCGACGCAAGTGCTGTGTACGCGCTTGTTGACGAGCTGCCCTTGGTGAATCATCAGTTCCCAGAAGCTGGCATCTCCGTTAACGGCGTTGCATGGGCTTACGGTGAGTATGGCGATACACGTACGGCGCTTCAGCTTGGCAAGGAGCTGGATACGCTTAATGCCGATCCGCCGCCAGCCGGGCTGCGCGGGCTTGTTTCGATGCCTAACGGGTTCCTCGCTGGCTTCATTGACAACCAAGTGTGGTTCTCGGAGCCGTTCAAGCCGCACGCGTGGCCTGTTGACTACATGCTGACCGTGGATACCAAGATCATCGGTCTTGGCGTCTATGGAACTACACTTGTTGTCTGCACTGTTGCCAATCCATACACGATTTCAGGCACGCACCCGTCGTCCATGACGCAGGAGAAGCAGCCGATGGTCCAGCCTTGCGTGAGCAAGCGAGCGATTGCCTACGATCAGTATGGCGTGCTGTATGCGTCGGCATATGGCGTTGTAGCCATTGCTGGCGGGCAGATGGACGTATTCAGCAGGCCGCTGATGGCTGTCGACGACTGGAACGAGTACAACCCGGCAACGATGAACGGGGCCATGTATGACAACCAGCTGTTCGTTGGCTACAAGAAGGGTGACGAAAACGGCATCCTTGTGTTCTCAAGAGCGGACACGCCAGTGCTCATTGCGCTTGACTTCAAGCTGTCTGCATCGTTTCTTGAACGTGGCACGGGCAGGCTGTACTTTCTGAGCGGTGATGACGACACGATCTACCAGATGGACGCGGATCCCGTCAACATGGTGCCCTATACGTGGCAGAGCAAGCGGTATGTCAATCCATACTGGACAGGCTACTCCGCCATGAAGCTCGACTGCTACTTCCCGGATAATGCGTTTATCGACGAGTACAACAGTGATCGCGCTGCGGCCATTGCGTACAACACGGAGATGTGGGAGACGCACGAGGATACGACCATCGAGGGCGGGCTGAACGACTGCATGCCAAACACGTTCGTGCTCAACGGAAGCATTCTGAAAGATCTTCCGGCGCTGGCTGAGTATCGCTATGTGACTGTGACGCTGCGTGCAAATGGGAAGCTCGTGTACGAGAAGACGTTTACGGATTACTTCGCTTGCCGCATCCCGCCGATCAGAGCGTTTGACTGGCAGGTGCGAATCACGGGAACAGGAAACGTGCGTTCGTTCACCATGGCAACGACGATGCGTGAGCTGTCAGCACCAAACTAAACCTGTGAGGAAGTGTAATGAGAATTGGGTCGAGAAAACCGTCGCTTGTGACGTCTGGCATTGGCGATCCAAAACTTGCAAGAGTGCTGGAACCGATCAAGCAGACGCTGAACATGATTACGGGAGCGCAGAAAGGCACCGGGGAGCTGAAGGGGTTCAAGGATACAAAATCTGTTACCACTGAAGCGCTTGCGCGAAAGATCAATGAAATAATCAGCAGGATCAATGCATCGGGGAATTACTAATGGCTGAGGTTGTCAATTTGAACATTGAGCCCGTGTCGATCAATACAACGGTCGATGACAACACGGATACGAGCTTTACGTTTGTTGTTCGCGATGCAGACAGCAACGAGGTTGATCTTTCCGGCTTCTCTGCAGCAATGCAGCTCAGGCCGTATGCAAGCTCGAATCGCATTTACGACGAGCTTACTGTGGATAATGGACGGATAGTGCTTGGGAAGAGCAGCGTGGAGATCTTCTTCCCGGTATCCGTGACTCTGCGCTACGCATTCAAGGAAGCCGTGTACGACATTGTGCTTGTGAACCCGAGCGGAAGGCAGTTCCGGCTTGTTCAAGGCAAGGTAATCATTGATAAGGGAGTAACGAGATGACGAGGGGTTGCGATCACCTCCATGGCGGGGTGTTCATTGTCCATGTTCCCGGCATTCAGGGCGTTAAGGGTGATACTGGCGCAGATGGAGCGGTAGGGCCGAAGGGAGATACTGGGGAACAAGGGCCGCAAGGCTTGCAGGGCCAGCAGGGTGAGCGTGGTTCGCAAGGGCCGTACTACTACCCAGCTGTTGACTCTCGCGGTGTCATCTCGTGGACCAACAATGGTGATTTGCCGAATCCACCTGATGCTGATATTCGCGGGCCAATCGGCCCGATTGGCCTCACACCCGTCATTTCAGTGGCTGCTGAGGCCATTGAGTATGGAGAGGAGCCTACGGCTACGCGGACTGGCACGGATGCTGAACCGACCATTACGTTCGGCATTCCGAAGTTTAACACTGACGATGAAGTAGCCCGCGTTCAGACGGCTGGAACCGAGCAGGTGCAGGCCGTGAACACGGCTGGTGCCACGCAGACTGCCAACGCCAGAGCGCAGGCAGAGGCCGCAACGCAAAGTGCACAGACAGCCGCCACCAAGGCAACTGAGGCCGGATCTTCCGCTTCCGCTGCATCAACTTCTGCACAGTCTGCGTTAACTTCTGCGCAGTCTGCGTCTGCCAGTGCGTCTACCGCGTCCATCAAGGCTGCGGAGTCCGCTGCGAGTGCACAGACAGCAACGAACAAGGCCTCTGACGCGTCTGATTCGGCGCAGGCTGCTGGTTCGTCAGCCACTGCCGCCGCTCAAAGCAAGGCTGGCGCGGATGCTGTTCTCGCCAGCGTTCAAGCTATTGCTGCGCATGATATTGCCGTTCAGGAACGTGTGTGGACGGTGCAGGTTGCTGTTGCCGCTGGCACGCAGGTCACGATTCCTGACAGTCTTAAATATGTTGTTGGCGCGGATCAGCTCAAACTAGCTGTGAACGGCGCACTTTTGATGAAGCCGCAGAACTTCTCCGAGGTGGGGCTCACAGGTGACGAATCCTCCATCGTTGCTTTTGCCTTTGACCTTTCTATCGGCGACGAAATCATGGCATGGACGATCCCGTGGGGCGGGTCGTCCGGCACGGCTCTTGCCGAGCAGTACGCCGAAGAGGCCGGAGCCAGCGCGACTATAGCCACGACGAAGGCGGGTGAGGCGTCCTCTAGTGCGTCCACGGCCACGACGAAGGCGGGTGAAGCCTCGACTAGTGCTACGAGCGCCGCATCTAGTGCGTCCACGGCCACGACCAAGGCAGGCGAGGCCGCGACGAGCGCCACCAGCGCGGCTGCGAGTGCATCCACGGCTACGACGAAGGCCGGGGAGGCAGCTGCCAGTGCTACGAGCGCTTCCGAGAGTGCGTCCACGGCCACGACCAAGGCAGGTGAGGCTGCGACGAGCGCGACAGCGGCTAACACGAAGGCTGGAGAGGCTGCGTCAAGCGCCGCTGCGGCTCTTGGTTCTGCTGGTGAGGCGGCTGGCAGCGCCTCTGCTGCTGCTTCCAGCGCGACAAGCGCAGGGCAGAGCAAGACTGCTGCTGAAACCGCGCTTGCCAGCGTTCAGGATCTTATCGCTCACGACGTTTCTCCTCAGGAGGAAGTGTGGACCGCGCAAGCCGCCATTACTGCAGGGACGTCGATCACTTTGCCGAACAGCATGCAGTACGTGGTCGGTGCCAAGCAGCTCAGGGTCGCAGTCAACGGCGTGATCCTCATGAAGCCTCAGAACTTTGCTGAGGTGGGAACCGCTGGGGATGTATCCACGACGATCACCATTGCTTTCGACCTCGCCGAGGGTGACGAGATCATGGCATGGACTGTCCCGTTTGCAGGGCCGTCCGTTGTGACGACAAACACGACGCAGACGATTACGGGCGCGAAGACGTTCTCTGATCTTTCCGCTGCCACACAGGCTGCTGGTGATTCCAGCACAAAAGTGGCAACGACTGAGTTTGTGATGCGGGCCATTGCTGCTGCGCTTGGCCAGTGACGATTTGGGGAAGCCTCCCCAAACCCGGTGCGCCGACGGGTGATCCGGCGCGTTTACGATAAGAGGTATTTATCATGGCAGAAGTGATTCCTGTAAAATTCAACGCGCTCTGCGGGGTGTCCATGGCGGCACAGAACCCGCTTGGCGATTTGATCCAATTACCAAAGAAGGAGAGCTAAATGACTCTGCCCAGAATTGTGCAGGCGGTCAACGCCCGCGTGTCCCTTGCCGGAGACGAGAGCATCTCCGACGTGAAAACCTACACCGACTCGCCCGTAGTGCCGGACGTCGTGGAAACCGACTTCTCGCAGAAGACTGCGAACACCAAGTTCGTGAAGACCGCCGTGCGGCACGCAGTGGACGAGCTCCAGAAGCAAATTAACGCTTTGGAAGGCGTGGTTTTAACCGCAACGGATAACACCGCCGTGGCATATTCAAAGGCTATTCCGACATCAGCGAACCTCTTCAAGTACGCCGCCATCCGAAGTTTCGGCGGTAGGTCGATTGTGTGGAATCAGCTCGGAAAAACTATCAATGATTCAAATTATTCGACTTTCAACGGTTCTGTAACTTTTCAGGACGGTGTTGCGACATTTACTGCTAGTGCGCAATGGGGTTCGCTGAATGAGATCCTCGGAAATATAAAAATCAATGTCGGGCACAAATATTTCATTACAGGCGAATTTTCTTTTGCAACACTTCCGACATCTCGAGTCAGGTTCGATTTTGGCTCCAGAAGTTACACTTCGTCTCTTTCTGTAGACGTAAATGATTCGATTGTCTCTACTGACACGTGGACGAGAGTTTCTAGCATTGGCACGTACACAACTTCAGCGCCGGAAAATCAACTCAGCAATGGCTTGTATGTGATGGATTATGCGACATCTGACTGGAAACCGATCAGAACCCGAAATTTCATGTGGTGCGATCTGACAAGCATGTTCGGCGCAGGAAACGAGCCTTCGACTGTCGATGAATTCCGCGCAATTTTCCCGAATGACATTCCTGCATTCAACGCCGGTGAAATCAAATCTGCGGGTGTGAATAAGATCGTTAGCGCCGATTCTAATTCCGTTGAAATTGACGCTAAAAATATTCCGCAAGCGATTCTCGATTTGCCCGGATACGGCTGGAGCGCAGGGACGGCGAAAAACTGGGTCGATTGGGAAAACAAGGTTTACCACCAAGAGGTTGCTCAAGTTGACCTTGGCAATTTGACTTGGGGAAAAAACACGTATCGATTCTATGCGCCGCTCCCGTCTGATGCGAAAATCGTACAGGCTTGGAACGGCTTGGGTTTGCTCATTGGCAAAAACTACCAAATTTCGCCCACGAGCGATACTGAGCAGACTACAGGCTGTTTGGGCACGTACAGCAACAACGTATACATCAGCGACCCTGACCACTATAGCGATGACGCAACTGCTTTCAAAACCGCTATGACGGGCGTGAAACTGAATTACGAATTGGGAACGTCAGTTGAAACGGATATTTCAGCGCTGATTGACGATAACGTCATCGAGGTCGAATCGGGCGGCACGATCACTTTTGAAAACTCGAATGGCGATTCCTACCGAATTCCCGTTCCGAGTTCATTAGTCACTATGGAGAAACCATAAAATGATGGAAATTCCCTACAGCACGAAAATCAGACTCGCCAAACTCGAGGGACAGGAAGCGATGGATGCTCTTTACCCTGAGTATGTGTCCCATCTGATTCACGAGAAGTATTCAATCAACACCGAACTCGCCCTGCTTCGGCAGATGAACAGCAAGCCCGAGGACTTCGACGAGTACAACTCATTCGCGGAGGAATGCAAGGCACGAGCGCGGCGCGAGATCTACGGAGAATGACATGGCTTCTGGATACTACGATTCTTCCGGCACCGATCTTGACAACAGGTTCGACGTTGTGAACGACAATGCAGGGACGCTTGGGTTCCAGCTGTCCAACGGGCAGGATCTCGGAAATCGCTATCCATACGGCAGCATCGGGACCTCTGTGGGGTATCACAGCGACTCCGGCACGGATATTGGCTATCTTCGCACGAAGAAGGCTGCTCCGGTCATGACGGGGTACAGCGCCTCGGTTCAGAAGTATTCTTCCGGAACAAACACGATCAGCGCTGTTCGGAACTTCGTTCAGCCCGGGTGCAGCACGGCCATAGCTCCGCGCTGCTGTGTCAGCCACAGCACGCTTGCCCGTGGCGGGCAGTTCGGAAGCGGCATAATCACGGTGCGTGGTATCTGCGACAGGTTCAACTATGGCGATGTCGGCTGGCGCATCCATATCAAAGCAAGCGGTCCGCTGGCTGTTACGCTGGCCTACGGCACGTCTGTTCCCAGTCTCGGCACCGTGACGCGAGGCGACTTGTTCGGCACTGTGTGGTCAAACACGCAGGACGCCGATAAGCAGCCGAATTACAGGACGATTGACTACACGTTCCCGGACATGTGGAGCAGTGCTAGAGACAGGACATTCCAGTTTTCCTATGGTGGCTACCGAAGCGGCGGCTACTACTACAACATGTACTGCCAGAACACTCGGGAAAACATTACCGACATCTGCAGGGATTGCACGATTGTGCCATACGGTGCAGTGAATCTCACGATCTCGCAAATATTTTTCAACAGCGTTGGCGATACCGGATGGTACTCCAATACAGTCAACCTCATGTAGGAGAAAGCAATGGCTTACAACCGTTTCAGCATTCAGATTCTCGCTTACGCGGATTCCACTGACCAGATGGATCTGCACAAGAGCATTCTCGACGCGCTCAAGACCGTTGACCGCTTCAAGGTCAAGGCTGTCAACTTGGACATGTGGGCTGAGCCGTACTCTGGCCGTGTCCGCGAGTTCGACGCTCTGGGCAACGAGATTCCCAAGGAAGAGACGCCTGCTGCCGCGCCTGAAGTCGAGCTCGAGGGCTGAGAATGAGGTTCCGCAGTGCAAGGTACATCCCCGCCACGTTTGGCGGACGTGATCCGTTCTCGTTCACGTCGGATCTGTTTGTGCACTACCTGACCCGCGACCGGTTCAATGTCGTGAACAGGTACTCCCCGCTTGCCATGGATGACACGGTGGATGTCGTGGCAAGGCCTCCCATGGACACCTATGCCAACCTTATGGACGAGCGTGCCGCCGAGGTTGTCAAGCGGGCTGATGGCGGACGGATCCTGCTGGCTTGGTACGGCACTGTTGAGAACGTCGGCATTGCAGCCGCGCTTCTGCGCCAGCTTCACAACCCTGCGGATCTCTGCATTGTGCACGACATCGAGCACACGGAGTCTCCGGGGGCGTTCGAGCTTCTGCGAGCCAAGCACGTGACGACGATCAAGACCATGGACATAACAGAGACCCTTGGCGAGGAAGACTGCGCCGTCGTTCTGGACGGGCTGGAGAACCAAGCTCTGCATGGCGCTGGCATGCACATTCCCTACACCGAGGCGCTCTACCACGCTCCGTGGATCGAAGGGCTGAACACGCTGTTCAACATCAGGAGACATGCTGATCAGGGCAACCTTTCCAAGCGCTCGCTCGAGCTTCTCGAGGCCGTGTGGGGGCAGTACGCAGCCATGATAGGCCTTCAGCCCATGACGCAGTTCTGCGAGTTCGCATGGCTCTTTGGCTTCGGCTGCGCGTTCACGACGAGCAGAAAGGCTCTGTCCCTCGCGCTTGCAGGCACGGACAACGACGGCAAGGCCATGGCGTTCTTCGACACGCCACAGTTCGAGTGGCACGCGCTGGAGCAGTATCAGAAGCTCAAGAGTCAGTACATCGTCCCCGAGGTTGCCGCGCATAACAGCGAGCTGAAGGAGTACGTCTACGCATTCACCAAGGATCCGGGCTACTACAACTTCGTGCGCAGCGAGGCGAACTACGTTGTTTCCCTTCCGGCGATGGACCACATCACGGTAGAGACGGACGAGGGCGTCAGGATCTTCGAGCCTGCGACTCAGGGATGCGGAGCATGCTTCCACGCACTTTGCCAGAAGCTCGTTCAGGACTTTCACAAGTAGAATTGCGTATCTAAACTTGTAAGGAGGTAGTAATGAACGATCCGGTTAATCATCCCGCGCACTACACA